GCAGTGACTATCTGCTCGCCATTGACGATAAGCGCAAGGAAATGCGTCGTGATACTCTTTGGTGCTGGTATAAGCATATTGCCTAGGTTGATTTGCCATGTTAATTCTCCTATGTTAGATTATAGCATAGGCGGCAGAGTTTGTAAAGCGGGATGACGCCGAAGAGGCCGCTGGGTTTATTTTTTCTTTTTGGGAGTAGCTGGTTTAACTGCGTCGCTGGCCGGTTTCTCTGGCACTGTTTTACGAGCCGATCGGGTTTCAGTTACAGTATCTTGAGCAATTAATTGTTCTACCGCATCAAGAGCTTCTGTAGTGGCAAACATCTGCCACAAACGATCGCCAGTGGCAACGATTGAGTTAAATTTCAAAACGATTGTTTGATCGTTCTTTAATGTTAGATTGAATGTTCTTTCTTGACTCATAATAGCTCTTTCTTGTTAGGTTTATTTATTTACAGCTTCAGGGGCTATTGGAGTTTCTGTGACCTTATCTGTGCCCATTTTTTTAGCTAGGTACGGATCGATGAAAGGTTTATTGACTGTTTCGTCAGCCACATTCCAACCCACGGCCGAAAAAAATCCAATTATCATCCAGGTGCCAATTAGTTCAAGTATCATATTTTTTTAATTAAAAATGTATCTATATTCGGCCATTGCACGGTATTGACCTGTGTTGGTAGTCATACCTGATAATCTATAGCCGCTGTTACGGTCAATGGTTCCTGTGTATAGCGCACGAACATATGGTGTAGCGGTGCTTACAATTCCCATCTTGTTTGTAGTATATACTGTATTTCCGTTGTTGTCAACACCAGTTGGCATGGTTGCTGTCACACTGCCGTTCAATACGACCGGTTTAACGCCGACATACAAACCAAGATCGCCAAACCCATCATCGCGATATCTATAACCCGATTCGGCCCAGGCCGCAGTAATTGGAGCCACATTAGTAATCATGCCAGAAGTAAAGTTAGTAGTGGTTCGCATGACTGCACCTTGAGCACTAAAACCATTTCTAGCATAAGTTACTACCTGTTCTAAGGTTCCGCTGTTGCTAACTGATCCAAATGCACCGCTAAAGTTTACCCATGGATTGGCGTTGAGACTGGTATATTGCATACCAGTATACCAGTGGCCAATTCGGTAAACTTCGGGCAAGCCAAAACTCCACTGCTTGGGTTGAACGCCACCTAGATATAGGCCTTGGTTGCCTGACTGATCACCAAACTCCTTAGGTTGTGTAGGTGGGCCCATGGTGTTAAATTTGTTGCGATCTTCGTAGCCCAGGTGCATGGCACCTACAGGCGTATATACCGTATTGGCACTGCCGTTCAACAGGTATTCGGTATGGCTGGTCATGGTATATTGATCAATGGCTTCGGTATTGGTGTTGAAACTGTTGGGACCCACATAGTTGTTGCTGGCAAAGTTCACAGTATAGTTGCGACCTAGACTGTCAAGAGCCTGGACCTGGCTCATTGAACCCAGGTTTACCCCAGCAATACCGCCCGACAAGGTCATGAGTCCTGACCTGGTTGCCACACTCATGGCACCCACTGGATTCAACAAGTTATTGGGATTCAATATCAGACCTGGTCCAGCATCAGTCATATATGTGCTGCTGGTCTGTGCCAAAACCTGGTTGACCTGAGCCGAACTCATCCAGGGCCATACTGCCTTGACCTGATTGAATGCGGTCTGTGCCGTAATGGTATTAACCGATCCGCCAATTAGGCTTAGATATGTGCTCATGCGCATGGGTGCACCAGCGCCGTTTTGATACTGTATGTCAGTCACCAGATACAAGTTGTTGCTCTTGTCTTTGACTATGGCCACTTGATTTCCAGTGTTTGTGCTACCGGCTATCAGATTAGCTTCGCTAGCAAAGTCAGTAATGATGTTTTGGAATGCCGCCACATAAGGACCAGCGGCGCTTTGTTTGATTAAAATCTGCGTGCTAGAATTGTTACCTGAAAAGTCATTGCCACTTAGAATCATACTTTGCTGACCATTACCCAGATCAATAAATTGTGGGCGTGTAGCACCATAGGTATTGGTATTGTAACCTTTGAGCATGGTTGAGGTCACGTCGGTAAAGTTGCCGGCACCGTCATTTTGCAAGAACTGTATGGCACTTTGTTTGGTAGTGGTCAGTGTGGGTTGACTAAACACAATCAAGTCTTGATTACCATTGTTAAGGAAATCGTAGTTGATGACCAAATAGTTGTGGCTACTATTGCCCAGGATTGGAGTAGGCAAGTCAGCGGCCCAGTTGATGTTGAGCTTGTTGGTAACTGGATCAATGTTCCAGGTAAACATCTTGGTTGTGCTGGCGTTGGTACAACCGAAAGTAGAACTGTTGTTGGCGCAGGCTCTAACGTCGGTAGCGACCACTTGAGTTGATCCATTGTTCATAAAGTCTGCAGCCGCTACACTACTGGTACCATAGTAAAGGTCATTATTGCCTTTGGCTTGATATACAGTAAACCCATTGGTATGGTTGTTCATTAAGAACGTAGTGTTAGGACCGTAGTCAGTAATAATAGCGTCTTGCCAACCAGTTTTGGTCAGGTCAGCAATGGTAGCACCATGTCCCCATACCTGGGCGCCCAGATCAATTGTGGTAAGATTAAACTGACTGCCAGTATTTCTAAACAACCAGGCCTGACTGGTAGCAGTGAGACCATAGTAGTTCATGTCAGTGCTGGGCGGAACCAACATGTCAGTATGACCGCTGTGGAAGAAATCAGCAAACTGAACAGTGCCTAGATCGGTTCCTAATATAGCATTACTACTGCCAGGAAACCACTTGGCAGTATTGTTTACAAACTGTCCGTTTTCCCAGTTGAATAATTGTATGGCCGAGTTGGTCCAGGTAGCGGCAGTGGCCGGTTGTGTTTGTCGTCCTGCCACAATCATGTCATCGGCACCATCGCCGGTTAGATTGTTGACCACATACATGGTATTGGCATTCTGTGTGGACGAATTTCCTGAAAATAGATTGGTGGTACTAACCAGGGTAGGAGTGCTGAATGGAACGGTAGTTCTGGATCCAGCAGTGAATCCGTAGTTACTGAGCTGACCTTGTGTATAGTAAGCAGTATTGGGATCGTCAGGTTTGACATAACCTCCGCCACTGTTGCCCGGAGTGCCACTACCTCCACCACCTCCACCACCGCATGCGGCAAGTAGGAAAACGGTAGATACTGCTATGGCCATAGCAGATCGACGCAACACAGTTTGTTTCTTCATAGCAAATGCCTATAACAGTTGACAATACAACTATTATAGCAAATGACTATTTTTGGGTCAATCGCGCTCTAGATACTGTAGTTTATTCACAACACCAGACCATTTGGCCGCATCGGGCAAGCTGTCTTTGCTTTTGGTAATAGCAGGCCAATGTTTGGCTAGTTCGGCATTGATTTGAATAAAAGATTTTTGGTCCTCGGGCACATCATCCTCGGCGTAGATAGCGTTTTCTGGACATTCTGGAACGCACACTGCACAGTCAATACACTCATCCGGATTGATGGCTAAAAAGTTAGGGCCTTCTACAAAACAGTCTACCGGACATACATCTACACAGTCGGTATGTTTACAAAGGATACAGGCTTCGCCTACTACATAGGTCATCTTGGGGCAAAGTCCTGTTGTAGTTTAATATTGTCCATAAACTCTTTTTTGGTTCCTGGATCTGTTTGAAACACACCTCGTAATACTGTAGTCTGTGTTAGACTCGAGTGTGCCATTATGCCTCTATTTTCACAGCACCCATGTTGAGCCTGTATATAAACACCCACATTCTCCGAATCAGTGGCCCGCATTATTTCTCGTGCGATGTCGTTACATAGTTCTTCCTGCAAAGTACCACGGCGAGCACACCACTGAGCAATTCGAGTATACTTAGACAAACCAATAAGTTTGTTGGCAGCAATAATTCCAATGTAGGCAACACCAGAAACAGGCTGATGGTGGTGACTACACATACTACGCAACTCACTCCGCACAACCAACATACCTTCATATCTATCCTCCGAATCGTTGGGAAAAGCTGTTGCATCTGGGGCAGGATCATATCGACCCGCCATGATTTCATTGTAATACATCTTGGCCAAGCGTCGAGCTGTGCCTTGACTGTTTGGATCAGTTTCTCTATCAATCAACAAGGTATCCAGGACCGATTCAAAAGCTGCTGTAGCTTCATTGATCAGAATTTCTTTATCACCATCGTGCAAATAATCGCTAATGTTATCACCGGCCCAGAAGCGTTTGCCATCTCTCCGCATATTAAAGCGGATAGCATCTGCTAGGTTAGCTTCTTGGTAATCTTTATCGCTCATATTCATTGCGGCATCTTCGTATCCGGGATGATACGGTGCTTCTTGCACTAGTAGATCTGCTATCTTTTGTTCTTCAGGTGAAACATATTTCATTTGATTTTCTCCGAGTTATAAGGTCGTGGATGACCAGTCTTGTTACTATTATAGGGGTTATTTAGATTTAAATCAAGGACTAAATGGAATTTTTCTGCAATCAGGATAAACTCCAGATTGTGCTTTTGGTTCTACAGTAGGTAGGAGTTCAAGCCCTCGAGCACACAGTTCTAAAGTAGGACAGTAGTGCCAACCCAGAATCAGATTGGTTTCGGTTTCCCAAGGAAGATTTAGATCGCGTCCATCACTACGTTGACGGCTAAACTTCCGGTAAGCTTCGTAATCATCTAACAAGATAGCACCCGCCTTGCCTAATTGCAAGGGCTTGGTCCAGCCAAAACTGAGACACTGCATTTGACCTGAGCGATACATTCCGGGTTCTAGTCTACGTGCTGAATCCCAAATACGAGTAGCTTCAAACTTGTATTCACCTGTCCACTGTTGCCTATGAGGCAAATGATCTGGATAATAGTCAAACTCAATATCCAGATGATGCATAAGCATTGGGACACTTAGATAAGTGTAAGGAGTAAATGTTGTTTGTTTGATATTATCATGCCTAAAACAAAGTTCCAAGGCATGTGTGCAACCATCAGTTAAGACTACATACGGTGCACCGGTATAGTCGGCCAAGGCCTGTTCAAAGTCAAATAGTGTTTTGAAACTCATTGGCTTCTTTCTGGAAAATAGTCTCGCAAGGTGCCTTCTCTGTGTAGATCACTGGTAATACAATGAACTCCGCCATCCCAGAAATATCTGTGTCTAAATGTAATTACGTGAGGTGTGATTCCGTGTCGTTCCAAGGCATCAAATACTTTTTTATTATAATTGAATACTATAACATTTTTTGGATCAATAATCAGCATGTTGAGATCAAATACTGTTTCCTCTACATATCCAACCCAATGTCCCATCCAAGATTCCACAGTATCTACTACTTCTTGATCGTGTTCAAATCCAGGAAGCCACCATTTACCACTATTTTTTTGTTTGAGTTCTTTGAATGGCAAGATCATGTCCCAGTTTTGACCGGGCAGATACACCACTTCCCATCCTGGAAACAATTTAGCAAATGCCTCAGAATGAATTTCACGTAAACTTATGATTAAGCCAGGACAAACTGGACAATACGTTCCATCGCTGTGTCCTCCAGTATTGATTATGTGATTTCGGTATTCAGGAAATTCTTGATCTCTTGCCTGTTGCGTTAGTTGTAAATCCTGATCATAACTTTCAGTTCCGTGATAAAGATCTTTACCTATACGAAAAATACCAGCACCGTGTATTTCTTTAGATTTAATAATTTGATTACCTTGCGTTCGGACCTGATCAGAGATGTCATCGATCCAGCTATTTTTTAAATGTCGATCGTCCCAAAACCCGTGCAAGTCTCGGCACTCTTTTTTCATCCATTCTGGCAACTGTTCAAACTGATCCCAAGTGTTACACTCGGGCCAAGGTGGATCTTTAATTTTATCATAGCTGTTGGTATAAAATGTTTCGTTGCCGTAGCCTTGATAAAATTTTTCACCAATCATTACAGTGTGATCTCTAGGAGCCATTGGTGGGCGCACATAAAATCCACCGTGATCTATATTATTGGTTGGAAGATTGGTGCGTATAATTTGCACACCAAATGATTCTAGTTTTTGTATAACAGCTTGATAATCTTCTTCGGTTTCGATTGCTATGCGTTCAAATAGTTTTCTCACATGTGGTATTGTAATCCAACTGTAAAATTCAGGAGGGTAACTACGCCCAACCACGCAGACTTTGAGAGGATCCCAATCTTGATGTATTGAATAGGTCATCGGTTATACCAAGCCCATACATGGTTAACAATATCAGTCATGTTAAATTTTGGTTGCCAACCGCTGGTACTCATAAACTTAGTGGCGTCGGCGGTGAGCACAGCCGGGTCGCCTTCACGCTTGGGTCCGTGCAACATGGGAATGTTGACACCGGTAATTTGTGCAGCAGTGCAAACGACTTCAAGATTGCTGTAGCCACAATTGGTGCCAAGATTATAAATGTCACTGGGTATAGTTCTATCTAATGATCGAACATGTGCATCGGCTAGATCTTCCACGTGTATGTAATCTCTAATACAAGTGCCATCTGGAGTGGGGTAATCGTCACCGTACAGAGTAAAATCTTGACTGTTTTTAACTGCTTCTAACACTCTAGCAATGATATGTGTGGCTCCAGCAACTTGACCGTGACGTGCCAGGCTATCAGCACCACAGGCATTGAAATAGCGAAAGCTCACATAGTCTAGGCCATAGGCTCTTTGGTAACTGTTCAACATCCATTCAATCATTAACTTGCTTTGACCATACGGACTGATCGGGTCTGTAACATCTGTCTCCACGCATGGCACTGATTTGGGTTCACCATAGGTGGCTGCACTTGAACTAAAGATTACTCGCACATTGATCATGTTGTTGACAACCAAAAAATCCAACAGGCGTTTAGTTTTGACAAAATTGTTGCTGTAGTAATCTTCAGGATCGGTCATGCTAGGACCGACCAGGCTAGTACCGGCACAGTGTATAATAGCTTCAGGTCGCCATTGATCAATGGCCGACAAACCAATATCGCTAGCAAAGTCATTGACACTCCACCAACTATTGGGCAACATGACCATGCTCTCAGGCGGTGGATTACGATCGATACCCAAGACTTCGTGACCAGCATCCAACAGTTTTAATACTGTTTGGCCGCCGATATAACCAGCGGCTCCGGTTACCATTACTTTCAAGATTCAATCTTTCTTACAGCATATTTGGCCTGACTCACATGATCTCTATAACGATTGCCGGCACGATTCCACTGTTCGCCCTTGCCTTCTAAGATATCTACAATACGATCCACAGTGCCATCAGTCCAGTCACTAATTAGACCCATGTTGTGATGTGCAGTGGTCAGCAAATACTGTAGCTTATGAAACGCATCATCTATTGACCAAGGAATGTAAAGACGGTTAGGATCGTCAGCAAAGGTTTCGGGAAAACTGCGATAAGCAGGGTAAAGAACATTAGCACCCAGAGTATCTGCTTCTGAAACTGTGTTAGATACCCAGTCTTGTAATGCACAATTAAACAAAACCCTTGTATCATTAAGCAGAGCATAGTAATCATTTTTCTTCAGATTCTCATAAATTTTGAGTTTTCCTTCACGCTCTAAAACTCTAGCACGATCTACATACTCGGGATTGTTACTACGCAACGGACCACCTTGAAATATGGCAAACTCAACATCGGTACGCCGGGTCAATTGATAATACATTTCAACCAAGTCCAAAAAGAAACCAGGTTGTTTTTCTTGATCAAACCGTGCCGCAAAACCTACACGCATTTTACGTTGGTCAAACGGCTTAATGTTGGCAGCTCCGCCAATTCGTTCTAGCACTTCTGCTTTGCCAAATGCCAGACCTGAAATATTGTAGATCGGAGCCGACCAACCGGCAATACGCATGTGAGCTACCATCTCTTCGTTGGTAGCCAATACACCTGTTACAAACTCATTAACCATCTTTTCATACAGATCCATCCAACGGGCCATACCCCATACATGAACAAAATCATCAGGATCGATGGCTTGAGCAAGACAGCGAACATAAACACGTGGACGTTGTTCTTGCGGAATCTGATCCATAATGTATGGTAGCGATTCCATTCCTGGAGCAAACATATCTTCAAAGTAGATAACATCCTCGGATGTCACTTCTCCGTTACGCATCATTTGAACCAGGTTCATAATTTGGCTCATACTAAAGTAACTGCGCCCATGAGCATCTAACACTTGACCGACCGAGATAGCACCGGTATTATCTAATGTAGTGCCCGGAACATAAACTACATCTAGACCTCTACGATCAAATACCCGACGATTCCATTCGGTCAGTTGTAAGGTATACCGTTCTTGGTAAGACTCCAAGCCCATGTAGAATAACTTACGCATGGCGACGATATCCTGCAAATCTGCGAGCGTCTTCATCCCACATGTTCTTGGCATTCTTGCCTTGTGTGAACTTGTTATACTGTTGCCAAGCATAAGCTCTAAAGTTGTAGAGATCTTCTTCGCGGAATCGGTAGCCATAATCTCTACAGAATTCCAAGTAGTTGGCTAAATCTTCGTGTGCCTGGATGGCTCTAGGGCTGAGACGATGTTGGGGTTTACCCATGATGTTTCCTTTAAATTACAATTGATTGTGTTGGGCGAGTAAGGTTATAACTAATGGAGCATCCGTTCTCGCCGTCTTCGGACACTTCAATTACTACAGCACGACCCGGATACCGATTTGCTATTTGTATATATAAGTCATCTGCGATCATCTCGCAACTTTTGTAGTCTAAGTTTAGAATGGAATTCGAATTGTTATACAACGACTCGAGCCATCTTTTAAACTGGATGAATTCAATGTCTCGGTCATTTGAGAACACATCGATTGACACCCTGAAGTGAAACATATGGCGATGCAGATTAGCCAAAAACGATACATCATATTCTCCTGCTGTGCATAGTGCTGGATCTGTTGCTGCTGCCGGATATCGATGCACCCCTTCTTTCCTAAACGTTACCCAAATCTTACGATCAGCGGCCTGCATTACTCTTTCTACTGTGTTGCGTTCTTCTTGTATCATCTTAGTCTCCAAAATCAAATAACGCCAATGCCTCTGGTGCTATTTCATAGGTTTCGTGGTACTGTTGTTCAATAATTTTTGTGTCTTTATATTTCATTAACAACATAGTAAGCAAACTTTCGCCTTCAGCACCCCGTAGAGTAATATTAAAACAACCATGTTCGTCGTAGTTGGAATTTATATCCCATGTATTTGTTTTAGCATTTTGTTCTAACCATGCAGTAACTTCAGCACGATGCTCGTTTTCTAACTTAGGGTGCAACACAATTTTTTCTAATGTTTTCATTTCTGTAATAACTCCATGGTTACAATTTTGCCAATTGATTCGGCCAAGTTTTCTTCGGGTGTGACGATGTGTAGCTTGATGCGATGGTCGTCCTTCTTGTGATCATAGTAGCGAGTTTCGATCACGGTACCGCCATTGACCTGTTGCACTTTGAAGTTGATGGGATCCGGGAGATCAATACCGCTTGCTGAACAGTCCTCCTCATTATCAAAGTCGCGGACAGCACGCATTCCACGAGTGGTACCTACAACTTTTATTTCGGCATGCCCACCTACCAAGAGGTTCAGCAGGCGTTGTCTTAGCCAGTTTCTCATTTGATTATCTCATCTTTTGTATATCGAGACCAGTCAGTAAATACTTCTCGATTTTGTAAGTCGTGTAGACTATGACACCATACACCTGGGTTGGTTGCATTAAAATCCTTGTCGTCGATTTTAAGTGTGGCATGATAGCCAAACTGTCTGATATAAGGTAGTTTAACACTAATCATAGGTATAAAATTATGGAACTCAACAAGGCCCGATTCTAATAGTCCTTCGGCCTGTGCCAAATCCAAATCTAGTGTGCATAACCAACCAGCTTCCAAACAGTCTTGAATCATAACTTCCCAGTCTCGCCAAGCATCCCCATCATTGGTTGCCAATGCAGGAAAACTTTGGTTGGCACCAAAATAGATGTGTTCACAATCATTGTTCATGGCTTCTTGTAACACAATTTGACTGTCCTGTAGACCTACTACAAACAGGGTAGGTCGGCCAAATGCAACAGTATGTTCTACTTCGGTTCCGGTAAAGAACGTTACTTCGTTGTGCCCTGCTCTAATCATTTTGTTCAGTCGTGTAATGGGTTGAAGGGTTATGGTCTTGTTTAAGTTTAACAATTTGTGTCTTTAATTGCAACCGTTGTTTCTTCAAATCAGTCAGTTCGACATCATCAAATACTCCTGTTTTTTCCAAACCATCGATGCGCTTGTCCAACACATGATGTGCTTCTTCTAAATGCTTGATACGACGTTCCCAGGTCATATTACCTCCTATTGGTAAAGTTCTTTAAATATAGATCGATGATTTTGATCGGTCATTTGATCAAAATCTGCCAAATCCGGAAATTTAGTATTGCTGACTGTTGATTCAATTTGTGCTAACCTTGGCAAGATTTGCGACTGTATTGCGGTGTCTAGATTCTCAATATATTTTACTAAATTTGACTTGAGTTGGTCAAGTGTTGTTTTGCCCACATGACCCCATTGGTATCGTCCACCTTCATAATCATTGATGTAGATTTCGCTGGCAGGAACATGTTTCAAAGCAAAGTCAATGGCATCAGCAATGCCTCCAATGCTCAAAGGAAACAGAATCATGCTGGCCTGCAACCGTGACACCCGCTGAGCCACTTGGACGAAATTTTGACTAAACTGCAACCAATCACTACCTTGACGTATGTAGTTGTATCGATTGCCTACACTTTCAAAACTGGCTATCACAGTGGCATTGGCAAATTTAAATACTCGTTCAAACACTGGTGTATTGATTTCATAGAGATTACTGTTGATAATAACTTGGCATTCAGGATTAAGAACCAACAAACGATCCAACAACCTTGCATTACTTTTGATCAGTCCAGGTTCACCACCGGCCAAGGTAATCATATCAAGTCCAACCAGAGCTTCATCTGAAAAGTCTAGAGTCTTGATCATGGGTTCAGCATGACCTAGCAAGCCGGCCCAGCGACTGCTGAACCTGGGCCCACAATAAACGCAGGCAAGATTGCAAGTAGGGTCATTTTGCAAGTGAACTGTTTTTAATTGCGGACCTTTTAAATCTGCAAATTCAGGATACATATCGTTGTAGGCCTCACGATAACTGTAAGTTCCATTGGCCTGTTCACGCCAGCATCGATCACAGTTTGGGTGTGCTTGACCTGAATCCAAGGCCGATTGTATTTCAGTTGCTTTTGCACCGATCAATGCACGATCTACTAGTCCTTGATCAAAATCCAAAGCCTGTGTGCTGTTGCAACACAAGGTCACACGATCTGCGCTGTCTAAGATTAGATTATGTCGGGTCGCTAGACAGTTAGTCTGCATTTTCTAAGGCATCCAGTTTTTGTTGATCAAATTCAACTTCGTCTTCACTGGAACCGTGTGCTGACTCCTCTACATCAAATAAGGCATTAAACTGACTGTGTGCGTTTTTGGCTTTCTTACCTTTGAATCCACGTGTGCCCACAATGTCCATCCAGTAACGATCATAGTGTTCGATGATGGCTTCGGCTTCTGCACGGTCTGATGTGGCAAAGATAGCGTCCACAATGTCTTTGAATCGAGCATGGTCGCCATTTTGATTCCACATCATGGCCGGCCAGGTTCCAGTATCATACGCACGATTGGCACGTTGAACTGCTTCGATATGCATCCAAACATTATGCCCCATTAAGAGTGCATAGCTAAAACTATCCCACGAAGTTTTGCCTTCCTTGCCAATCTTGTTTAACATGCCTGGAGCATAGTAACAAACATCCTTCATCTGCAACCGCTGACTAATTGGACTTTCATCAAAATGATCAATCAGGCCATCGGCTATAACTGCTGGACCAAATTGACGAGTATCAGTAGCATACTTCTTGTCGTCCACAATAGGACTCATTCGGTAGCACCATTTTTCGTTGTGCGGCAGGTCAATATGATGATACACTTGTCCGTTGGCAGTGGCCAAGAATGGACTGGCACAATCAAAACTAATAGTAAAACTAGGATTGACATATTTTCTGACTGCTCGTTGAATATCAGTGAGCAATACAGCCCACTCTAATTTACTTGTGCCCAAAAAGTGCATCCAATCATGAATGCCTTCTTTTAACAAGCCATCATGTCGCAGTGCTACAAGTCTACGCAAGACCAAATGCACATCACACATGTTCTGTCCACCCATACTCCACCCATCAAAGTGTGTGTCTGGATAGATGTTTGGGTCACAATAGTGCTTCATGGTTTCATACCAACGATCAGCGTCAGCATGATTAGCACCTTGTAGCACATTCAAGAACTTGGCACCACCATTACGAACGCCCTTGCGATGTTTCATGAAATAGTCATTGTTAAATTTAGTAGCTTCTACAGCTTCTTCCAGTGTAGTGATTTGACAGGCAGCACTGGCTTTGTTATCGTGAATGACCCAGGTTGGAATATCAAGGATCATACCATAATCGGCAATACCATCTAGCCATTTCAGCACCATTTCACGTTTCTTCTGTGCCTTAGGGCAACCTGAGTTGGCTTTCCAGTCGCCTTCCCAAAGACCTTTGGCAATCTGAAATCCTCCAGAGTCGCCCAGCATGACAGTGCCTGGTTCACGATTACGAACCATGTCTTCGGACCAGTCTTGCTTGTTTAAATCCAGGTTAGCATGTCCGCCCGAATACAGGCTCCACTTATATGGAAATAAGCCTTTAGAACTATTGAGCCAGTTCATCTGTTCCATGTCTTTCATGCCAGCAGGCATACGAGTTTTAGGATCCACATAAGGACCATTTACAGGATCACGTTGCTTGCCTATGTAGGTAGCATAGAAGCCTGAGATTGCCGGTAAGAATACAGCGTAATCGTTTTGCTTGGCTGTTAAGTTATCTTGGGTCATACTGTTAAAAATCCTGTGATGTTACAAGTCCATTTGATTTCGAGTCCAATATTAGCACTCACGTGGTGCATCCCGGGTCTCCAGACATATACGTCGCCCTGATGCCAATGATGCAAAAAACTATCTCCAACCTGCAATACGTGACCTATTTTCCAATCTTCCATAAACATTAAAAATCTCCAGATTGGTCTAGGATCATCTGGGTTCAGTCGGCGTAACATAAAAAATCTGTCCTGATGCCAAGGTAAGATCTGACCCGGGTCTTGCCTGGTTAACGTTGCTACTGCACGATCCAACGGTAGTTGATCTACAATCAGTTTCTCCCAATCAAAAGTTAATTTTGTATCACTGGCAGTGGTTTTCCAAATTTTGGTATTATGTTCAGTATACCCGTACTTGGCATATTCGTTAGTGATTTTTGATAACTCGCCTTGAGAATTGTTATCTTGCATGATTGAATTCAATCGTGTAACATCAGTTGATACCGATGCGAGATCCTGGGCGACCTGACTCCATGGCAACTGACAGTTACCAAAGAATGCAAAATCCGTATCAAAGTTTTTGGAGAAGTTCATTGGTTATACAAATCCTGTAAAATCCATTTCTATAAAACTCTTTGTGGCGGTCATCACCCAAGGCTAAAGTTACCGTGGCACTTGGACTAATTCCTAAATTATTACATATATCAATCTGCATGTCTAGATATTTAGAAATAATATAATCGCATGGAAATTTTTTCATTAGTTGCACAGCAATCCAGGCAGAGATTCGGTTATAAACTTTAAGATCTGAATTGACCTGCAACATGTCGTCATGGTGTTCTTTTGTAAGTCTAAGACCTACACGCAATTGAGTTACCAGAGGCTTGCTCAAACTAAATGCTACCTCTCTAATACACGGATGGGTTAAATCAATATTCATACCATGACTGATTCCATAGTAAGCCAAATCTAATAATACAGGAACATTCAGTTGATTGCACTGACCAATCATGTCATGGTATCCAGGCCAAATTCCGCCATTGCCAGCAAACGGCATGCTGATCAAGACCGCATCGTTGGATTCAATAGGTCCGGCTTCTAAGTGTAAAAACTCTACCCCAATATTGTTACATATAATTTTGCTAGCAACAAATTCGGCTTGACTAAATCTAATACGACGATGTCCGCCATGTCTATTAATAAATTGTTCTATTACAGCAATAGCACCATGACTATAGGCAGAATGAGCAAACTCGTCTAACCCCTGTATTTGATTGTGTGTGCCGCCCTTGATCCAGTTGATAAAACTGTCAACATAGGTAGTGTTAGACCAGTTATCTAATGCTACCTGTTCTGGTCTAACCAAACTCAACTGTCGAAATAGTTCTTGCTCAACCGTACCATCAGTTAGCGGTTTATGTGATAAAATCACTTGCTTTGTGCTGGAATAATGTAAGTGTAAGTGGCCAGGCCCGAATCTACAGTAATCTGTGCCGCACCATCATCGCTGATGCGCATGACTTTGTCACCGGTCAAATCTAAAATTGAGATTACAGTTTTGATTGGCCATGCCCATGTGCGTTTGAGTGCACCTTGTACCGCAGGTTGAAATACAAAGCTACCCGAGTGTGTTGAATGATCGCCAAAGGAGAATTTCAAGTCTCCGTTTTCAGTTTTGGCTTGGAAGTTTACTTCTTCACTATTGGCCTGTGCTTGCATTTTTAAACGCTGAATAGCAGACACAGTAGGTTCAAATTCTACATGCCAGTTGACGCCTTTAAATTTTACGCTCTTGGCTTTTTCTGTTACAATTTCCGATGCCATAAAGCGATAGGTATTTTTAAAGTCCTTGCTGGCATTTTGAAAAGTAATACCGTCGGGTTCGCCTGTGGCCTTCTTTGTCACTGCTAATTCAGCACCTTCTTTATATTCTGACAAGTTCAACAAGATATTGAGCTTGCCTAAATTTGGCATACCAAATAGGCCAATAAATTCTGGAACTGGATTGGCGTATGAGCCTTCTACAATCACGCTTCGATCTTCGGCAATACCAAAGATGTCGGTGGTCTTATCGTCGCCGGTAATCTTGACCAGGTCAATGACTCCTAATTTGTGTGTGTGTTCTACTAAGTCTAGTAAGTGATCTTTCATGTAATTCTCCTTGTTTGTATATTGTATAGGGGTTATTTAGAATTTGCAACGGGTTTAGGTAATATTCTAGCCAAGCTCTGACCACCGCGCAAGGTGGTAAGTTTGCCGGGTTTGCGAAATTCAATCCAGACGCTGGGAGTAGAGGCTGGTGTAGAATAAATCTCTTCAAAGCCTAAGTATTGTGCCCAACCGCGAACCAACCGTCCTGGTGTATAGCCGGTAATTCCTTGTTCAACTCCTTGCAAGGCTCTATATCGATCACAATCGTTAAAGGTCATGGCCAGGACACCGCCTGGCAACAATTTTTCATAAATCTCAGACAAATATCTTTTTACAAATTCAAATGGTCGATAATCCAAGTAGTTGTAGGCCAAAACAAATCCAAATTGTTCATTGGGCAACTGGACCAAAATAGGATTTTCAAATGTTTCCTCTATAGCATACACACGCAATCTATTTTGATACTGTTCGCCAAACTGCTCTAATACTGGATCCAACAGGTAGTAACTTTCATCCACCAGGTACAAAGGATCTGCACCGATCATGTGTTGTATAAAGGACTCTTGCCACGGATGTATAATCATGGCTGGATGTTGCCATCCACTATAAGAGCCCACACGAACATTTAATTTTTCAGCAACTTCATCAGTCAATCGAGGAGACTTATGTTGATGCAGGCCTAGATATTCGGGCTTTTGTGAATATCTAGTATTGACATGATTTTCGTATCTGGCATAAGACTTAACCAACCACTCCTGTCCTTGTATCTCAATCTGACGTTGTATTTCAGCTTTCATGGCCGATAATTCCAGGTCAATGGATTCAAATACTGTTTGCAGGATCTGAGTTTTTTCTTGTATGCGGTCACGAAATCCTGTGTCAATACCGGCCGCAGGAATATCAGACTGATTCATGATCTTGTCAACTCGATTTAGCAAATTTTCTTGAATATCGTCAAATGCAAGATTTTCCAAGTTGTTGCCGAGGCGGACCAATTCTATCAGATTCATATTACCACTCAAACAAGGTTTGGAAAGTGTTTTCAGTGTTGGTGGCCGATTTTAAATCCCATTCCAATACACTCAACAAGTTATCTAACTTTTGATCAACTACAGTTTGTTCCATATCTGCATCATCAAATGGCAAGTCTTTGAACCACTGTGGCAAGTGCAATTCATCTGTAGGATACCCAATACTAGTCCATCCTAGAGGATTCTGTTTCAGTTTGCACACAATGGTTTTCATACCATCTACAATTTGCATTGAATACTTGTCGCTATTCATCCTACGCAGGTTATTCCAGTTCAAGGCCGCACGCACATGTCCAGGCATGTTGGCTTTACCCAAGCGTTCTTCTTCCTTGGCATACTTGGTCAAGTTGTTGACACGTTTAGGCGAACCTTTCTCCCAACCTGGACGTTCTTTGAACTTGTATTTAAACTCGCGTATCTTTTCAATGATCTGTTCACGGGTAGCACCAATCAAGACATCGTTAAGAATCTCACTCAGAAACTCTTGAATAACCTTGGGTGTATCTGACCGCTTGAGATCCAGACCCATGGCCTTGACTTTGCCCGGTGATCCGTGAGTGTCTACACGTTTGTTTTCCTTGTCGTAATACATGACAGCATAACGCTTCTTGGTAATAAACAAGCCCTTTGAGGCCACGATCTCACGACCGCCTCGGATAACTGATCCCATCTCACGTGGCACGTGGAATGCAGTTTCCATAAAGCCTGGAAAACTGTCGTTGACTTGATCAGCAATTGAGTTGTATAACTGAACCGCAGTTTCGCGGGTCCAGGTCATATTGCCGGCTTCAATATCGTCCTTCAGCATAGGATAGGCAGTAAAGTAACAGGAGTCCGTATCGCCATAAATGATTGCATCGCCCACGTGATCATACTGGCCGGTGATACACTCGTTTACATAAGCATCCATGTGACGGGCAATCGCACGTCCAGTAAGAGTGGTGGACTGACCAATGCGCTTATCAAAGAAACGACAACCAGGGTTAAGAATAGCACCATAGAGACTGTTAAGGTTAATCTTTTTGACCAGCTGTCGCTTGTCCCAATACTCTTCATCTTCTGCATTTTTACATTCTTTCAATTGGGCCTGCATGTCTTTACGTTCAGCATACCAGCGTTTTAATAAGCCTGGAATAATAGCTTCTTTCTCGTAGGTAAAGATTGTGCCATTGGCAGTGATCATCCAGGGTTGGTTTGAATCAAATACAATCTTCCATACTTCTGCAGCACTGTGAACTGATTCCTCGCCATCCTGCCAGTCAATGGTAATTTCTGTGCCGGTCTGCATTTCCATCACGGCCGTATACTCAAGACTGCCAAACAAGCCTTCCCATGCGGCAGCAAAACTCGAACCTGCACGCATTTTATCAGCAATGTAACGGTCAGTCATGATGGGGCGTAGTTGCCCAATAATAGTTTCGGGTCCCATGTTCAAGGCACGAATCGCACTTGGATATAAACTGTTGATGTCTATTGATCCAACGTATTCATGTATGCCCTTGCGTGGGTAAGCTACATAAGCACCTGCGGCCTGTGTATCTTCGTCACTGTAGCGTTCCTTACGATTGGGCACAACCATGCCACGTTCGTGTGCTTCGTTGATGATGGCCTGTTCTGTCACTGCCACAGCTCCCATGGTAGTTTGTAGCAAAACGGTATTTTCATGTGCCAAGGTATTGGCCAGATCCAAAAACTTGAGTTTTTTGTCCAGCTTGGCTAAGATCATGGTGTCTTGTCTGTTGTATTCGATAAAGGTCTTGAAGTTTTGATTATACAGTTGGTCCAAGGTACCTTCAAACACAGTCTTGCTTTCTTGCAATTCATATTCGGCAATAGCGTCCAAGCTGTAGCTGTGACGTTCTTCATAGGTATACTTGCGGTACAACTGCATATAGTCCATATGCACACGACCAATCAGGTCATAGGTTTGACTCTCGGCACCAAAACGTTCAAATGTACGACCCTTGGGATATTGGTTCCACAAGCAGAAACGTCGGGTATCGTCCTTGCTCAACACACGAGTCACACGATTTACTGTGTAAGGTATATCATATCCCTCACTGTTCCAACCCGATATAGCATCGGCATCTTCGATCAAGTCCAGGAATGTTTTTAACATTTCGCCTTCGTCGGTAAAGATCACAGTATTTTCAAACAGGCCGGCGATTTCCTGCGCAGTTTCTTGACTCATGTGCTTGGGCGGAACCACCAGAGTGACCAACTGTTCTAACCATTGTAGGTAAACTGAAATAGCTGTGATAGGATTAAATGGATCCTCAGGACGGCTGAATCCGCGATCCGGATCAAAGTCTACTTCGATGTCAAAAAACGCTACATTGAGTCTAGGTGCATCTTGCCCTTTGTAGTTGTCTTCCAAACAACGAAATACCGGATTGATGTCAGACTCAAACAACTTCTTACTGGACTGTATGCGCAGTTCCTTGCGAAACTCCTTGTTGTTCCTGGAAGCGAATCTGCTGACTGGAGTGCCAAAAATACTTTGGAATTTACCACGAGGATCCTCGTAGTAGAAAATGTAGTTGGCCGGATACTCGCAATACTTCCGCTCGCCATCTCTGCGCTCAACTACATGTATGCGATCGTGTTCACGATCAAATAGTGCATCAACGTAACTCATTTTTCTCCTGTGACTTATGGCTCACTGACCTTGATTCATGTTCCTTACGGGAACGACTCGTTGCTGTTGAAAGCAATATTTATAGAGTCTTGCCCACTGTGGTCAAGATTGTTTCCAACAGTTCGTGATCCTGTTGCTCGCGACCAAATTCGGCCTTATGTGCCAACTTGATAGCTTTTTTGAGGATGTTGGGTTTGATGTCTAATTCTTCGGCAATGGCCTTGATAGTATCATTGAGTCCACCTGTGAGTGTTTCAATTTCTAAGGTGACCTGCATACCTTCGTTAATAACCTGTGTGAGTTTTGCTTGTTCAGCGGTGTTAAAAGTTCTGTTGTTAGCCATGTAAATCTCCTTTGCTTTAGTATTATACACTATTTTTTAGAAAGTCAACGCTGTTTTGGCTAACCTACTAAACGTTCAATTGCCGGCAATAAAAAATTATCAACCCAAATTTGATGTGATTCTGTGTTTGGATAGTGTTGATTTAAAAATGGTAAACGGTTATCTTCACAATAGGTATAAAATCCTATTGTTTCAGAACTGGCTACGAATACCGATTGATCAATGTTGCTATAAATTTTTTCGTTGATTTCTAATATATTATCATGATACTGTATTGGGTATCTCAAAGGAAATGCTGTGGCCATGACATGACGGATATTTTTGCTTTTTAAATACAGTTGAGTTAACACAATCGAAGCGTACCAACTGTTTACAACCTGCGATGGGCTATAAAAGTATTTGAAATATTTGTGCTTGTAGCCGCGGGGAACGCTGCCATTTAATATAAATCCTTGATCATTGCGATAATTTCCATCGTAGTCTACTAGACTTGGCCGCTTGCCATCTAGCCAGCTAGAAGTGCTGGCATCGGCCAATAAATGCGGTGTGCTGGCATCGGCCCAGAGATCGTATCGATCAGCACCCGGCCATAAGATAACAACCAAGTCGGTTTCTGAGTCCAGGTCTGATGACAATAATCTTTTTGAAATATAGTCAGCACCGGCACCACGCTCGGCACAATTGACCAAGGTCAAATTCAACTGTTTGGATACCAGGTCCGGCCAAATGGTTTGATAGTTGTCTTTGGAATAACTACAACCAAAAGTGATTAGTCTATTCATTTAAAATTGGCAATAAAGGTTTGCACATTATTTAAATTAGTTGGCTCAACCTGATCAAAATAGTTGCCACTCAAAATATGTTCTCGATTGTGTTGATTGCTGGCCTGTGTTGCTGTGGTTAAAAAATCCAAGGGCATGTCTTTTATGCTGTCTAAACAATCTAGCACTTTAGCAATCCGATCGAGATCCCCAGGTATTTGATCAAAACTGCAATCCCATGGGTAGTCAAATTTGAATCCTTGACGGCCAAGATATTCGTAAGTTTGGTATTGCCCAATAGGCAAGAGTGCAGTGCCAGACAAAAAACATTTCCAAGTTTTTTCTGTAAAGTATGGGCCCGGCACAATGTGAGATTCGCCGTTGATTGATTGAAACGAAGTGTTTACACTTTCGTTGGAACAATTTATTACACAGTCGGTATAGGCCGACCAATCATAGTAAAGGTTATCCATAGGGCGGTTGACAAAATCACCGTCGGGTGCAATTCTTAAATCAAAAAATGTTGATTTAAGGTAATCAATAGTTTCATCAACTCTGGTATTGCCGGTCAAATTCAACAAGAACAAATCTTCTGGTTTGAACACATATCCGCGCCAGCTGACAAGATAATCTGCAGGATTCCAAGTTTTGTGCAGGTGAGCACAAACATAAGCTCTAAACTGGCTGACACGATTGGCCAAAGAACTGATTTTTTTAGTTTTACCTTGATACTTTACAGCAGAC